CACCTAGACTGGTATGAGGGCACCGAGATAGTCGTGTCCTTAGATGTTGACGGTGTTTTTCTGGAGGAGGAAAGGGATGACTGATACAGTCTACCATGTATATGATAAGAACAACAAAGTCGTCGCTCATACACTCAGTAAGATCTCCCTTGCAGAGAAACTTCTGAATGATGAGATCGATCTTGTAGATCAAGAAGTTATTGCATGTGAATACAATAAAGAAGAGGAGGCATCGTATTGAAATACCCTGCAATATGTGACGAAGATTTTTATCCAAATCCCTTGGAGATTACTCAATGGGCGAGTAAATTGTATATGGAACCATGTCCTCAGGGGAACTGGCCAGGTGTTAGAAGTCTGAGTACCGACTTGTTAGACCCTCAGTTTCATCACTGGTTCTGTAACAAGGTGTTCTCGTATTTCTACGACCTTGAGAAGGTACAGGTAGAGGCGGATGTAAAGTCTTATTTTCAGATTATTCAGCCATACTCTGAGACCTCTGAGTATAAGAATCGTGGTTGGATCCATACAGACGGCGGTCCACTCGGAGGTAAGGAAGGATGTCAGTATGCAGGTATTATATACTTGAGTCCTGATCCCGATCCTAGCGCGGGCACCTCGATCTACCGCCAAAGCTCGGATAGTCTGCACTTAGATATCTCTGAGAAAAATCGCCTTTACCTCGGTGAGGATATAAGCGATGAAGAGTATGATAATGCTATGAAGAGACATCTTTCACAATTTACCGAAGTGACTCGGTATTATAATGTGTACAACCGACTCATAGGATTTGACTCTACAAAATATCACGCTGCTACTGGTTTCAATCCTGGCGGCGTCGGACCTCGATTAACTCAGGTCTTTTTCATGTCGAATATCAAGGTCCTTGACTCGACTACATAATACTGTTAGAATGATGATGCGTAACTAATCATTATGGCCAAAGGATTTACTGTTAAAGCAAAACAACCTGTTAAGCAGGAACAAGAATGGGATTACGATAAAGCACGGGAAATGCTTCGCGGCAAGGCAATTGTCTTCTGTATGCCAGGTCGCGGATGCTCCTTTACCTTTTTGAAGAATTTCGTACAACTCTGTTTCGATCTGGTACAAATGGGTGCCTCGATTCAGATCTCTCAAGACTACAGCAGCATGGTGAACTTTGCTCGTTGTAAGTGTCTTGGTGCAAATGTACTTCGTGGACCTGACCAGGTTCCCTGGGATGGTAAACTGAAATATGATTACCAATTGTGGATTGACTCGGATATTGTCTTCAATACCGAAAAACTCCTGCAACTGGTTTTGATGGAGAAAGATATTGCCGCTGGTTGGTACATGACTGAAGATGGTCGTACTACCTCTGTTGCTCACTGGTTAGATGAAGGCGACTTCCGTAACAACGGTGGTGTTATGAACCACGAAACTGGTGAGACCATGACGAAGCGTAAGAAACCCTTCACTGTGGACTATACAGGTTTTGGATGGGTTCTGATTAAGCATGGTGTCTTTGAGAACGAGGGTATGAAGTATCCTTGGTTTGCTCCTAAGATGCAAGTCTTTGAGTCTGGCGAAGTCCAAGATATGTGTGGAGAAGATGTAAGTTTCTGTCTCGACGCTCTGGAAGCTGGTTTTGAGATCTGGTGCGATCCTCGTATCAGGGTCGGTCACGAGAAGACTCGGGTTATCTGATGACCCAATCAGTATATACAATCCTTATCGACGGTAAGGAAGCGTTTACTGACCTCACAGAAGATCAATTTTGTGATAAAATGATGGACCTCGCTCAAGACTTTTATGAGAGCGGGGTTCCCCACCCAGATTCTATATCTCATAAAGTTCATGGCAAAGATTAAACAATCTCTTCTTGGTAAGAAAATCATCGAAGCCGTTCCCAAAAAGACTCGACAGGGAGCGGGACAGCACACGAAATATGCTGCTACTTCCCGCAATAAAGCTAAGAAGCGTTATCGGGGGCAAGGTAAGATTTGATGGAAGAAGACCTTAAGCAATGGATTAAAGAAATATCCACAAAAAGACCCGAACTTAGTGGTTTTGCAATCTGTCCTTTTGCGGAAGGTGCTTCTTACGAGATAATTAACTCTAAAATCAGCGGCGTTGCTCCCATTGAAGGGTGCGATGTCGCTATTTTTGTTGTAGAAGACCACCTTACATCAGAAGAACTACGACTTTGGCGCGAAAAACTCAATGATACCTACCCAGAATACGAATTTTTGGAGGATGGTATGGATGAATCCACTTTTTTACTCGGTTTTCAGACAAATTTTGGAAAAGCAAACCTGATGATGTGCCAAAAAAGGGACCATTTGAACAAAATGAGGGCAATTTTAGAGAAGACAGACTACTATTCCATGTGGGATCCAGAGGTTCTAAATAAAATTAAGGGTTAGGGCGAAAAAATGACTGAGGATAACAAGAAATTTCTCCAAGAAGTCGTCGGTGAAGGTAAGCACGACCTCAAAAAACAAACTTTACTCCATGAAGAGATTCGTAATGATGAAGATTACGACGATTGGGAGTATGGAACTGAACCAAGTTACGGAAAAGACTATAAATAATGGCGTTATGTACTGCCAATTTTGATGCCTGCGAGATCTAAGCGAGATTTTAAAGACATCTCCCTCTCATTTAAGCCACATCCCGTTACTGGTGATGTAATGGCGATCAAAAAAGAGAAGGCGATTCAGCGTTCTGTGCGAAATCTCGTGCAAACTGGTCTCACTGAGCGATTTTATAGTAATTTGGGCACTGATATCTACGCAAGTTTGTTTGGATATGTCGATTATGCCACTGGAGGCGTAATTGCACAGCAAGTTCTTGATGTTTTAAGAGCTGGTGAGTCTAGAATAGACAAAGTAAGGGTAAATGTGGACCCAAGACCTGATGATAATGAATTTGAGGTCCAAGTTTCTTATACAATTACTGGCGAAACTCCAGTATCTCAAAATTATTCGTTCATCGTAGAGGCAACAAGGTAAAAAAATGCCCGTAAGTAACTTTACAAACCTAGATTTTAACCAAATTAGAGAGCAGATTAAGTCTTACTTAAGAGCTAACTCTGATTTTGAGTCTTTTGACTACGAAGGTTCTAACATGTCGATTCTTATCGACATTTTGGCGTATAATACTTACATTTCGGCATTCAATGCCAACATGGTTGCCAACGAAACCTTCCTGGATTCGGCAGCACTGAGAGAAAATGTCGTTTCTCTTGCTAGAAACATTGGATATGTACCAAGATCGCGTAAATCTGCGAAAGCGATCATTGATTTTGACTTTAAGTTTGAAGGAAATAGCAATACTTTCACTCTTAAGAAGGGATTGTTAGTAGTAGGTAAGCAATCTAACACTTCTTTCACATTTTCCATTCCTGATGACATCACTTTAAGCAGTCCTATTGATGGTGGATCCTCTACATTAGCAAATCCACCCCGAACTGCACAATTTAGAAATATTTCTGTCTATCAGGGAACCCTTGTAACGAAGAATTTTGTAGTCAATGGTAGTTTAGACCAAAGATTCATCTTAGATAACTCATATATTGACTCTGAGAGCATTAGAGTCTTTGTTAAAAAGTCTGGATCGTCGTCTGGACTGGAATATTCTCGTGTAGACAATATTGCATCGGTTACGGGTGGTTCAAATATCTACCTTATCCAAGAAGTTAAGGATGAAAGATATGAATTACTGTTTGGTGACGGTCTTTTTGGTAAAAAGTTAGATAATGGCGATTCTATTGAAGTCAGTTACATCATAACTGATGGAAAAGATGGCAATGATGGTAAATTCTTCTCATTCTCTGGAACCCCCGTCAGTGACGCTGGAACGCCTCTTGCTGCATCGGGGTCTGTTACCATCACAACAGTCCAAACTGCCCGTGGAGGGGCAGATATCGAACCCGTAGAGTCGATTAAGTACATTGCACCAAGAATTTACTCATCTCAGTACAGAGCAGTCACTGCTAGAGACTATGAGGGCATTATTGCAAGTATTTTCCCAGAGGCGGAATCTGTATCTGTTGTTGGTGGAGAAGAATTAGATCCCCCAGAGTTCGGAACAGTCGTAATTAGCGTAAAACCCAGAAATGGCACATTTTTGTCTGACTTTTCTAAAGAACAGATCTTGGCGGGTCTCAAAAAGTACTCGATTGCGGGAATTAACCAAAGAATTGTCGATCTGAAGATTCTTTATCTGGAATTGGATGTTTTTGCGTATTATAACACTGCTTTGAGTAGTGATACGGAAGGATTGAAGTCTCAGGTCACAAATGTTCTGACAGAATACGGAAAATCTACTAATTTGAACGCATTTGGCGGAAGATTCCGATATTCGGAAGCGCAATGTGTCGTAGACAGAGCAAATAAGGCAATTGTGTCCAATATTATGCGCGTTACGATGCGTAGGGACCTGAAACCCATTTACAATGCATTCTCACAGTATGAATTATGCTTTGGAAATGCTTTCCATGTAAATCCCAACGGTAAGAACATTAAGAGTACGGGATTTAAGG